TTCACGTATTTTTTCTTTAAGACGTTCTGCCTTTTCAGAAAGAATAGTAATACCAAGCAACTGTTCAATGATGTCCTTCTGATCATTTACCTTCATGCTTAAGAACGGCTCTGTATAGGTGTTCAATGCAAGTATATGCTTGAACATATTATGGCTCATTCCAAGTAATTCGTTTATAGTTTCTTGTGTTTTTCTGCTGTCTCCTTGGCTTTCATCAATCAATTCTTGTTCTTCATCATTTACAAAAAACTTTAAGACGTTAGGACTGCGTCCTCTTTCTACTTTATAGTTTATATTGTCTTTTTCAAACGTCAGTGTAACCAACATTCCTTTGTTGTTGGTCTTATTAATTAGATTGTTTCTTTTGATATTTGTTAAAGCAACACCATATAGGGCGTAACTTAATGCATTTATAATGGTTGTTTTACCTGTACCGTTTCGTGACCCCATATCGTCACCGCCTTGGTCAAGATTTTCACCAAGTACAAGTGTTAATTGTTGTTTGTCAAAATCAACAGCCTGGGTTTGATTACCCACACTCATAAAATTCTTTACTGTAAGGTTTTTTATCTTAATCATATTTCGTCATAAATCCTTAACAGCAAATTTTTATCATATTGTTCTGTATCAATTGCGGTAATCTCCTTTGTGACTATCTGATCAACGCTTTCGAATTGACTAATGTCAATGTCAGTATGTATTTCCTCATCTTGCTGACTTGGAATAAGTGTAATTTCTCTACAATCATATTCATTTACAAATGTTTCCTTAATAAAACTTGCTTCTTCATATGAAATAGGCAAGTCTAATGTTACTCTCAGATACATTTTGCTTTTTAATAACTTTTCTTTTTCGTCTAGTAGTTGTGATAGTTTTACAGTTCTGTATTTCGGACAGTTATCCCAGTTTAAATATTCAGGTTCTTGATTATTTTCCTTATCAAGTATCATCATTCCACGTTGATCATCCCATGCATCTGCATAGTTGTGCGGAAATGCATTACCCATGTAATGAATTTTGCCTTGAACTTGTCTTTTATGGAAATGTCCACTGAAAACATAATCTTGATGTTTGAAATGTTCAGCTCTTAGTTCACCGTGTTCGGGCATCTTTACCATCGCATTCATATAGAAGTGTGGTAATTCAAAATGTCCAAACATATACTTGGCTTTTATCTTAGAAATTTTCTTCCATTCATCGCCAACCAACCAAGGAACAAGTGCAACGTCATCTTCTTCTACTATTTCGTCAACATAAGTTATACCTGGAATATGTTTTCCAAACTCAAGAGAATAAATGTCTCGCTTGTCTTTGTAATATAAATCATGATTACCAGCAAAGAAGTAAAACTTGTCAAATGCCGCACCTAGCTTTTCTAGGCAACGTGTAGTTGCATCTAATGTTTGTACATTAATACTATTTCTGTTATGATGCCAGTCACCACAGAATATTCCGGTTTCGCAACCGTTTTCTTTTGCTCTATCGATAAACCAATCTACAAATTCTTCACAGTCTTGTAGATGAATTTTACTGTTAGACTTCAATCCTAAGTGGATGTCCGTAAATACTGCCGCCTTTTTAAACACTTCGCAATCCTTCCTTTGTCATTATAGCTTAAAGTTTGTATAATGTCAAGACTTTTTGGACGAACTATCTGGGGTTGTAACTTCTCCGTGTCTTTCTTTGGATCTTTCCCATTCACCTGCCGCTTGTCTTGTGTAACTTGGATTCATATTATTCATTTCAAGAATATCATCTCTAATGTTTTGATTACGTTTTTCTATATTGATAACTCTTACAAATGAATTCGTTACTGCCGCTGTGTAATAGGCGAACGGATTGTTTGACTTAGACTCGTCAAACTGTAAACCAATCTGTGATAGTTGTAAAATTGCTTGTCCTCTCATTTCGTCATTATAGGTGTAGCCTCTTACATTACCTCGTGTAGCATATCTATCGCAAAGTTTCATCCACATCAATGCAAGTTTATTAGTTGCTTGTCCATGACGGAGATTAAAATAACCGTTTTCCATACCACCTTCCCAGTGGCTTTTGCCTATGCATACAAGTTCATCTTTATCATTAAATTTGAAATGCTGGAACGGAGGAAAATTAAGTTTTACTTTTGTGTCTGCTACTGTTTTTGGATTTTTCTTTCGACCTGGTTCGTCTGGTACATGATCAAAAGTCATTATTCTAAAAACCAAATCATATTTGTCAATTTTTCTGTAATCGATGGCAAATTCTGCCAATTTAACTCTTTTGTTCTGTGCTTTTGCTTCTTCAAATGCTTCTTGCTGTAATCTCTTTGCCTTGTTTCTTTTTGCTTCTGCTATGGTTCTGATGTTTATTTTGTCTTTACTAGGTAATATTATGTCATATTTTGCATAGTCTGGGTCTGTATAGCTACAGAAAGTGTTTTTGGACTTTGCTATTTCTGCCAATATGTCCTTATTGTTTAGGTAATTGATACGTTTATTCATGTTTTCTCCAAGATTATATCATATTATAAACTACTCTGTTAATTTTGTCAACTAAATAATGTATAGGAGATCTAAATAAAATGTCAACAACTTTCAAAAACGGAATAGTATCAAAAAACGGTGTCAACCAAGGTGTTAACACTCCACCAACCGGCACTAACGCACCAGGGCAAAACGTTGCTTCTGGAAATGTTCCGGATTTTTTATCGGGCGGATGGAACAAAGCCAAAGACATTGGACAAAAAGTATTCAGCGGCATAGGTGAAACAGCAGAAAACTATATGAGCAACCTCCGCGGTAAGAATTTACCAGGCATGCCAGGCACCGAACTTTCAGCTGATGGTAAAGCGTTTTGGGGTTACGGTGATTTAGAGGATAGAGATTGGCGAGTGTCTTTGAGTATGCCATCGTCTTTTGAATTAAGTACATTATTAGAACCTTTAACGCAAACAGGAAATAAAATGGTATTTCCGTATACGCCAACTATTATCTTGAGTCATTCAGCAAATTATAACCAGATACAACCTATACATAATAATTATCCTTTCTTTGCATACAACAACTCACAAGTGGATCAGCTTGTGATTACAGGACAGTTTTACTGCCAAAATAGTATAGAAGCACAGTATTGGATCAGTTGTTTGCATTATTTGAGAACAGTTACAAAAATGAATTATGGTGTAGATACTTCTGCATCAAAAGGAGCACCTCCTCCTATTGTAAAATTAAACGGATACGGTGATTATATTTTCAAAGAAGTACCAGTAATAATTACACAGTTTACAGTTGACTTACCAAACGAGGTAGATTATGTTGCAACAGGTTTTGCAGTGCCGTCGACAGGAGATCCAGAAGCGGGTGGCGCAGGAAGCCAAGCAACTCCTTCAGATGTTACATGGGCACCCACTGAATCACAATTCACAGTAACTTGCCAACCTGTTTACAGCAGAGACAAAGTACAGAAATTTGATTATAATGCCTTTATCAGAGGCGAAAACCTAAGTGATGGATATATCTAATGAGCAGTAGTCCTTATTCAAAAACAAATTTTTCACCAGATGGTACTTTAGGTATTTTGACAATCAGACCTGTACCAGCGTATAGCGATGATGCTTTATATACAGTAGAACCACAATATCATCAACGTCCTGATCTGTTAGCTTATGACTTATACAAAGATCAGAAACTGTGGTGGATATTTGCACAAAGGAATCTAGACGTAATGGAAGATCCTATTTACGATTTAACAGCAGGAAAACAAATCTACTTACCACAAGCGGACAAAGTAAAAGAAGAACTAGGAGACTAACATGGGTTATGTCTACACGGGTTCAGGCAGAAATAGAAAAAAAGTCTTAGACAGCTCCGGAAATCCAGTTAGATCTGGTAAAGTAGAAAAAGAGCCACCAGCAAAACAACTTACACCAGAAGAACAAGAAGCAGGGCGTCAGCAATGGAATAGTCTTGTAGATGCAGGAGTAATTCCAGGTGGATTACATGTTGGTAAAGACGGAAGCATCGGCGGCAATACAGTAATCTCAAGTGCAACTGATGTTAAAGAAGGTAATGCAACAGTTGGCACAGATTACACAGATGCAATTATGAGAATTGGTCGTGCGGCAAGTACAGCTGGAAAATTACCTCTAACAAATGAATTAGAAAAATTTACTTCAATAAATCATATTTTTAGTTTTGGTTGTTTGTCAAACGAAGAACTTAATTTTCCTGACAAAACTTACAGAAGAAATGGTATACAACCAGGACACATGGTTTTACGTTCTGGAGGAACACCCGCAGATTTCAAACCAAGAACTTATGCAGAACATGTTTATAAAATAGATACAGAATATTTTATTGACGAAGTTGAAATAGGAACATGGATTGCTCCTAATCCTAAAAGTAGGGCAACAAACTTTCATACAATTACTTTTAAAGTTACAGAACCATACAGCATGGGACAACTTTTACAAACAATGCAAATTTGTTCTAAGAATGCTGGACACTTGAACTATTTGGAAGCACCTTGGCTTTTAATACTTGAAACAAAAGGATATGATGATAGTCAAAACTTAATTACTGGTCCTAAAAGAATTTTTCCTTTAAAAGTTGTAAGTGTGCAATTTAATGTTACACAAGATGGTGCCATTTATGATTTTGTTTGCAGTGCATTTAATGACGAAGCATACACTGATCAAGCACAGTCAATACCAATGGACGTATCTATTTCAGGTAGAACTGTTGAAGAATGTTTGCAGTCAGGATTAAACAGTTTAACATCTGCTCTTAACACTAACTTATTAAAAATTCTCAGTGAATCAAAGAATCCAAAAATTGACACCGATGAATACATGATTATATTTCCAAAAGAAATAGCAAGTTCTAGTTTTTCTGATCAGTTTGGATTAGTTGACAGCAGTGCCTTGTCAGGAGATATGGCAAAGAAAGAATTCACAGACGAAGACATCAAAGGTGCTTTTGAATCAGCTGACTCTAATAACGCTGGTGTAGGGTATGTTGAAGCTGGACCACCAGGAACAACCACTAAGAGAAGTTTTGTTGAAAATAGATTAGGTTACAGTATAAAAAGATCAAATCTTAGTGAAGCATTAAAGAAAAAGTTTACTGGCATAGGTGGAGAAGTAAATGACATTGGTGCAGGAAAATTTTTAACAGCAGATCCGTTAAGTTCAGGAAACATGAACTTTGGTTTATCTCAGTTTGCTTACAACAAAGATTCTAACATTTTAGAGAGGAAAGGAGTAACAGTAGACACCTCTCAAAGAACTATTCAATTCCGTGCTGGAACAAAAATACAAAAAATAATAGAAGAGATTGTTTTATTAAGTGATTTTGGAAACAAGATTACAGAAGAAGGAGTAGCCGCTAAGAATGGATTGATACGTTGGTTTAGAATACAATCAAATGTATATCAATTAGATAGTAAAGATTATGAATCAATTAACGGTAGGTCTCCAAGAATATATGTCTATAGAGTAATACCTTATGATGTTTCTAAATCAGTATTTCAAATGCCCAACGATCCACCTCCGGGTTATGCGGAACTAGAAGCACAAGCCGTGAAGCATTACAACTACATGTATACAGGACTTAACAAAGACATTCTTGAGTTTGACATACAATTTAATAATGCATTCTATTCGTCAATTAGCAGTGTGAACAATGCCGCCAATACTAAGGACTCTGAAAAAGGTAAAGCAACACCAAATGCGGAGTTTGCAAGTTCTGGCGAATCTGCACATCCTTTCAGCACAGGACAAAAAGCGGCCCATGATAATAATCCACCTGCATCTGAAGCACCAGGAAGTGTGGAAGAAAAAGCCGCTTTAAAAATTGCTAGACAATTCAATGAAGCAGTAATGAATAGTGATGCTGACTTGATCACTGCAAGAATGACCATAATGGGAGATCCTTATTATATTGCAGATAGTGGTGTAGGAAATTTTAACAGTGAAGCAACAGCATATTTAAACTTGAACGCAGACGGTTCGATGAACCATAGTAACAGTCAGGTTGATGTTTTGATTAATTTTAAAACACCTTTAGACATCAATGCAGAAACAGGACCGCAGTTTTCGGGTAGTGCTATCGGAGTTAAAGACTTCAGTGGATTGTATCAGGTAATTAGTGTTAATAATAGTTTTAGACAAAATGAATTTACACAAGAATTAGAATTGGTAAGACGTAAGAATTATCAAATGAAAGATGCAGAAGTTTTAATTGTTGAAAATCAGCAAGTGCTTAAAAAGAAATATGATGCCGCTGTAGCAGATGCTAAAGAAAACGGCGACAAATACGATATTGCTTTTGCTCTTGCAGATAAAGATGCAGATGGAAGGCTTACTGTTGCAGAACTTAGAGATTTTGAAACAGCAGTTGGTGCTGACAGCGAAGAATTTAAAAATGCAAAAATTAAAGCACAAGGTAAGGCAGATGAAGCCAGAGAAGCAGATGCAAAAGCATTACAGGCTAAACAAGATCAACAGTTAAAAGACTTTAGAAACATAGAAGCATCTTATGGAGCAGGGTCTTTAAACAATAACGATGTTGACCTACCTGGTGATGACGGTGACTACGGCCCAGGACCGCAATAAGGAATAAAAAATGGCAATGCATAAAAGAACAGTAGGAGCACCAAAAAGAACAATGCCTCCTGGCCCATTTGTTGCAAGAGTCATTAGCCATTTAGATCCTAGAAGAGGTGGAGCGTTAAGGGTTGAACTGCTTACAAATGTTACTGAAGGAATAAAGGATCTCGAACCAGGGCAGTTGTTTACTGCTAGGTATTGTTCTCCTTTCTACGGAGTTACGAATATTGATTCTAATACAAAGAATTTAGATTATAATGCAAGTCAACAAAGTTATGGGTTTTGGGCTGTACCACCTGATCCCGGAACAAAAGTTTTAGTCATATTTGCAGAAGGACAATCCAGCCAGTGTTATTGGATTGGTTGTGTGCAAGATGAATTTATGAATTACATGGTTCCACAAGGTCAACCTGTAGACAAGCCAGAAAACATTTTGCAAGAACCTGTTCCTAAAGATTACAAGGATAAAAAATTACCAGTAGGCGAATATAATAAGAAGAGAAATGATCTTCGCGGAGAAGATCCAGATAAGTTTATGAAGCCACATAATCCTATGTTTACATCTGTGCTTGCAGGACAAGGATTGTTAGACGATATTCACAGAGGACAATCTACTTCAAGTGCTAGAAGAGATATACCTAATACTGTTTATGGATGGAACACACCTGGACCGTTAGATCAAAGGGACGGAGCACCTAAAGGAACCTATGGTGAAAAGGGACAAGCAATACAATATTGGAGAAGTAGGCTTGGCGGCAGTTCATTTGTAATGGATGACGGATCATCAGCAATATATAGAATGGGTATAGCAAAAGAAAATCCTTCTGTATACTACGATATTGAAAATACACCTAGCAATGTATCAAAGGTAGATAAAACTTTACCTTACAATGAATCAATAAGACTTAGAACAAGAACAGGACACCAAATACTTTTACATAATAGTGAAGACTTAATTTACATAGGAAATGCAAAAGGAAGTGCTTGGGTAGAATTAACAGCAAATGGAAAAATAGATATCTATGCTCAAGACAGTATTAATATTAGGACTGAAACTGATCTTAATATAAAAGCTGACAGAGATATTAATATTGAATCAGGAAAAGACATTAACATAACAGCTGGTAGAAATTATAAATTGATGGTCAATAATGATAGAGATGTCAAAACTAATAAAAATGAAACTACATTTGTTGGTAAAGACAAAAATGACTTTATTGGTGATAATAGATTAATGATGGTAGGCGGCAACGAAGACAAGCAGGTTAAAGGCACACAAAGCAATACAATAAGCGGAGATTACAACTTACAAGTAAGTCAAGATGGACACATTGCTATTAATGCTAATTTCCATAGCAAAATAGTAGGAGACTATCGACAAACTGTAAATGGTGCATTTAATCTTAACACTGTTGGCGATAATAAATTCACAAGTGGAGCAAACACACAAATTAAAAGTGCATCTGCAAATAAACTAGATGCAGGAACAATTACAAGCATTTTAAGTGTTGGTACTCATTCAGAAACAGCATCACAGATTCATATGAACAGTTCTGTTCCTGCTACAGCGGCAGACACAGCAGACGCTATTGGAGATACGTTTACAAAACCAGCGACTAATGAATCAGTTGATGACAGTGATCAAATTTTAGATAAAGACGGAAATCCTATTGATGGATTAAAAGTTACGCAAGATGCCGCAAGAGCAAGCGAAGCACAAACAGCATTACGTCCAAGACGTATTCCAAAACACGAGCCATGGACAGGACATGAAAACATTAATCCAGGAGGACACACAGCAAGTAATACAGCAAGCATTGAAGCACCTTCTCCTGAAGTAAGAACACAAACTCCGTTGTTGGACAAAGATAGCGACATACCTGACTATTCAGAAACTTCAGGTATTTACAGAGCTCAGGATCCTTATATTACAAACGCAGACGGACAAAGGGTAAGAGAAGAATTTAATATTGATAAGGTTTCCAATAAAAACACTGACAATCTGTCAGGAAATAAACCTGCAGATCCTGTGCCAGTAAATGAAATGCAAGAATACATGTTAGGTGAACTTATTAAAGGTTTAGGTTTACCTGCCGCTACATGTTTGAATTCAGCCAATCCTGCAGATTTAGCACCAGGTGAAGTACCAGGAAACGCACAAGCACTTGCTATGGCACTTGCACAAGTTCAAAAAGAATGTAACTTTGAACCAAGATCAGAAAACATGAATTATAGAGTGTCAACATTGCAACGTGTGTGGCCAAACAGATTTGGTGGTGATCAAGGAAGACGTAAAGCTGAAGCACTTGTTAACGCAGGTCCTCCTGCTATTGCAAATTCGGTTTATGGAAATAGAATGGGTAACGGTGGGCCAGAAACAGGTGATGGATTTAGATATAGAGGAAGAGGACTAATACAAATCACAGGAACAGACAACTACAAAAAATATGGCGGACTTGCTGGTGTTGACATTTACAATAATGCAGACATGGCGAACGATCCAGAAGTTGCAACAAAGATAGCTGTAGCATATTTAAAAAGCAAAAGTGTAACTTGGACAAGTTTTAATTTTAGCAGTTTAGGAAGTGAATTTAAACGTGCAGTTGGATATGCAGACTCTGGAGGGTCTAATACCAACGATAGAATAGGTTTAGGAAAAGGTTTTTACCAAAGGATTGTAGGCGGAGAATTGAAACCTCGTGCAAGTCTTTCAACAACGACACCGATTGATGTTGGTGCAGGATCATCGCAGGTACAATAATGCCAGGACTACATACAAATAATCATACAAGAAGTTGCGGAGCAAAAACAGTAGTAACCGGGCAGTCAACTGTCTATGCTGAATCACAACTTGTTTCAGTAAATGGTGATAATAACAGCCATGGATCGGGCAGTTTAATAGCAGGATCAAATCAGGTATTTGCTAATGGGATAGCAGTGGTTAATCACACACCGGATTCAGCTAATGCTGATGACCTTTGCGATGGAAATAGTCATTGTAGTCCAAACACAGCTCAAGGGTGTACTACTGTATTTGTTGGAGATTAACATTAGGTAAATATTATTATGGCACAGAATCTTTATAAAGAACTATCAATAAAACCACAAAGGAAACCTGAGCCTCCTATTAAGCAAAAGTCTTATAGAGGATTCAGCACGGTTAATCCTGAGAACACAAGTTTTCAGCAGTATGATCTTTCTTTAATAAAACAAGATTTGTTGAATCATTTTAACATAAGACAGGGCGAAAAAGTAGGAGATCCTACGTTTGGATGCATCATATGGGACGCTTTATATGAGCCACTTACGTTAGAACTCAAAGAAGCAATTACAAGAAACGTTACAAATATTGTTAATTTCGATCCAAGAACAAGGGCAAGTGCAGTAAGTGTGACTGAATTTGAGAAAGGTTTACAAATCGAGTGTACCTTAACTTATCTCACGTACAACATCAGCGAAAATCTAAGATTACAGTTCGACAAAGATGTTGGACTACTGTGATAGAATTAACCGCACACTTAATTAAATATCATAAATACTGTAAGTTAAGATAAAGGATTACAAATGTCATCTACCGACAGACAAAATAGATTGTTATTAGCTGAGGATTGGCGTAAAATTTACCAAAGTTTTAGAAACGCTGAGTTCAAAAGCTATGATTTTGATACCCTTAGAAGGGCCATGATTTCATATCTTAGAACTAACTATCCTGAAGACTTTAACGATTACATTGAAACTTCAGAATACCTTGCTCTTATTGATATTATTGCATTCCTTGGACAAAACATTGCATACAGAGTTGATCTTAACGCAAGAGAAAATTACTTAGAATTAGCTGAACGTAGAGAATCTGTTCTAAGGTTAGCAAGACTTTTATCTTACAATCCTAAACGTAATCAAGCCGCTAACGGACTTTTAAAATTTGATACAATTTCTACTACAGAAAGCATTGTAGACAGCAATGGTATAAATCTCTCAGGACAAACTATTACTTGGAACGATCCATCTAACAGTAATTGGGCTGAACAATTTACAAGAGTATTGAATGCGACATTACCTAGTAATAACATAATCGGTAAACCATCTAAGACAACTACGCTTAATGGAGTATTGACACAGAGTTATAGAATGAATAGCTCTAGTTCAGATGTGCCGGTTTTTAGTTTTAGCAAAGGTGTTAACGGAATACCTACTCAGTTTGAAATTGTATCAACAGATATAAACTTAGACAAATCTATAATAGAAGAAGAAATTCCATTACCTGGAAACCAAGTGTCATTTTTATACCGTGAAGATGGTAGAGGCAATGGAAGTAGCAACACAGGTTACTTCATGCACTTTAGACAAGGATCACTTAACAGCGGAGAATTTATTATTGATAATCCTTCTTCTAATCAAAGAATAAACATTGAAGCAAATAACATTAATGATACGGATGTTTGGTTGTACAAACTAGACCAAAACGGTAACATTGAAAAACTTTGGACAAAGGTAGATGCAATAGAAGGAAACAATGCAATTTACAACAGTCTTGCAAAAAGTATTAGAGATTTTTATGTAGTGCAAACTCGTAAAGATGATGAAATTACTTTTGTGTTTGCAGATGGAACTTTTGGAAACATACCAAACGGACCTTATAGAACTTTTTATAGACAAAGTGCAAACAGATCAATGCGTATTACTCCTGAAGATTTAACAGATATTAATTTAAGCATTGACTACGTTAGTGCAACAGGAAAACTTGAAACTC